ACCCTCAAGAAGGGTCAAATCCTCATGTGGGACGGGACACAATGGGTCAACCGTTTCGCTCCTCAAAGTAGTAGCAGTATTGGCGGCGGTGGAGGCGGCGGCGGTGGCGGCCTAGAGCATTGGACAGAGACAGCTGAGGGTCACCTGCTGCCTAACAATCCTGGTGCTCAGAGCATTGGATCTGCCCTTAACCCAATCCTCGAGCTATACGCAACCGGCAATACGATTCACCTAGACGACAAGCCTCTAGGTCTTGACGGTTCTGCGAGGTTGATATTCGACGGCCAGCTCGTCTCGTTTGAAGACGGCATTGCCGAGGCTCCTATCGACGGTGATAGCTATGTTCGCCGCAATGGCGCATGGGAGAGGATTACGGGCGGAGCAGGTGGCGGCGGTGGCTGTGGCAGCACAGACGGAGGCGCTGCCTGTACCACTGAATGGGATGAGTGCGGTGATGATTTCCCTGAGGCCCCATAAGATGGCCAGGTTTATGGGCGACAAAATGGAGCTTGGACTCCTGTAGTGGCTGGCTCCGGTAGTACCACTCTTTTTTATGCTGCTGACGGTGGAGACATTCTTTTAACCGAAGATGTTCCTGCTGTGCTTTGTGGACCAGACGGTGGAGATTTTGTGCTCTGACCTGGAAACCTAGGCAGATCAGAGCCGCCGGATCCGCCGCATGAGCTGTCGCCTGCCAATAAAACCAGCTCGCGGGACACTGGGCGCTCTTCAAGCGAAGGTAGCTGACCTTGAGGAGAACGAGATTGTTTATGCAACTGATGCCTCTTCGTTGTACGTCAAAAGGAGCGGGGTACTTGTCGCTATTAACGCTTCAACCAACGATGCGCAGGATGCCTTGATCACTGCGTTAACCCTAAGGATTGAGCAGCTAGAAGCAGACATGGCGATCCACAACGCCAATGAATATTTCGAGGCTGAATAGGCACTACTAATTTAAGTATCTGGTAAGTCATGGGCATCAAGCTCTCAGAACTGAGCGGCGTAGTCGATTCATTCGACGATTGCCTGTTACTGCTGTCTTACAGCGTCGACGATGGTGCCAGCTACACGACCACCAGGATCAGGGTTGCAGACCTGTTCGACGACATCGATTTAGGTGATCTGAAAAACGTTGGAACCGCAACTCCAAACTCTGGCGACGTTCTCTCCTGGAGTAACTCGACAAGCAGCTGGGAACCTGCCGCCCCTACTGGTGGTGGTGGGACGGCCGAGCTAGGCCCGATCCTTGAAAGCAATCGGGTGATTTCTGAAGACATCACGCTCGGTACGAATAAGAACGGCTTCTCGGCTGGTGCTGTTGAGGTCACAGATGGCGCGACGGTAACTGTTCCTGAAACCTCAGATTGGCAGATTAATAACGGGCCAAAACGCACTGGCGTGATTGCTGAAATGCTGAATGTCATCAACTCTGACTTCTCGATTGCCCATCACTCAAACGGGTTGTCTTACGACTACGTCGCAATAGGTGGGAGTGCCACCGTCACCATCCCATCAACATCCACTTGGAGGATCCTCTAATGCCTTACGGCAAGCTCAAAGTCGACAGTATCGAGACTAGCGCGGAGGAGCTGACGCTGCCCACGAACGCGGGTAGTGCTGGGCAAGTCCTCACAACTGACGGCAGTGGCGTCCTTTCGTTCACAACAAATCCCGCAGGCTGTGACCTGTCCGCTACAGCGACTGGGTCTGGTCTCACGGTTGAAAGTTCCAATGGCGACAATGTTGCACTCCCGGCGGCTAGCGTCTCTGCCTGGGGTTTGATGACTGATGAAGATAAGGCAAAGCTCGACTCGATTGATAACGGTGCAAGTGCTGATCAGACCGGCGCTGAAATAAAGACAGCCTATGAGGCTGAAGCTGACACAAATGCTTTTACTGATGCAGAGAAAACAAAACTTTCGGGTATCCCGGCTGGCGCGAATGAATATGTCATCTCAGCTGACCTGTTAGACGAAGACGACTTCGCTAGTGACTCGGCGACGAAGCCGGCTAGTCAACAAAGCATCAAGGCTTATGTCGACGGCGAGGTTTCAAACCTGGTTAACTCGGCGCCTGCGACCCTCGACACACTCGACGAGTTAGCGGCTGCTTTGGGTGACGACCAGAACTTCGCCACCACAATGACCAATAACCTTGCGAGTAAGGCTCCTTTAAATGAGCCAAACTTTACGGGTAACGTGGACATGGATACCCACTTAAACGTGGCAGGCGCTATTGACGCTGGTGGGCCAGTCAATGTTGGAGCAGCATTAGACACTGGTTCTGGTGTAAATATTTATGGTGGTGGTTCTGTCTATATCCGACAGACTGGTACAGGAACTTCTGATAAACTATTAATTCTCCAAAATAACAATAGCGCTGAAGTTGCTAGTTTGAATGGAGGAGGAGGCGCCACGTTCGCTACTGATGTAACAGTTACAAGTGGTCATTTCATGGCCAGTAGTGATTCTTCTAGTGCTAAAACATTTATTAGCGGCTCTAGTGGTAGTGAAAATGCCGTAATAAGAGCTAGTGGAAAAGCCGAGTTTACTGGCGTCACTGTTAGTGGGCAGGCGGTTGGAGCAGTTGTAGCCCTTACAGACGCAGCAACGGTTGCTGTTGATTTAAGCCTATCTAATAACTTCAGCCTAACGACAACTGCAGGGGTTGGAGATACTCGCACACTAGGCACGCCAACCAGTGCATTACCAGGGCAATCAGGTGTGATTTGGATTCATCAAGACGCCACTGGCTCCCGTCAGCTGGCCTACGCGGCTGAGTGGAAGTTTGCAGGAGGCACGGCCCCGGTCTTATCGACTGATGCCGATGCTGTCGACTGCCTGGCTTACTCAGTCCTAGCTAACGACAAAATCCTGGCCACCGCAATCCTGAAGGTCTCTTAAGATGTCTATCCCTGGTTCAGCAATTCCCCTGCTTCTGTCACAGGCAACAGAAGCGGCGCCCTATAGGATCGCGAAGAGCCTTAGGTTCAATGATAGTGATAATGCTTATTTAAGGAGGGTGTGGACTAGTCCTGGCGATAGACGGACCTGGACATTCTCTTGCTGGGTAAAACGCACCCATTGGGGCTCAGAGAAGCAAGGCTTATTCGGATTGGTGGGTGACGACATATTCTTACGCTTCAATAATGATGATGGCGGCAGTAACCTGCGGTTTTTAAATATAACTCAGGGTATTGATGTAGTAACTAAGCGTAAGCTCAGAGACGTTTCAGCGTGGTATCACATTGTTCTTGTATTAGACACAACGGAAGCTGTTGATACAGACAGGATTAAGATCTTTGTAAACGGAGAAAGGGAGACTGAATTTTATTCAGCAACCTGGCCATCGCAATACGCGGAGGGAACGATAAATAACATGTTCTATGCACATGGTATAGGTGTAGCTAATAGCGACTACTTTGATGGACTGATGAGTGAGATCCACTTCATCGATGGTCAAGCCTTAGATTGCAATTCATTTGGCGAAACAGATGAAGCCACTGGTCAATGGGTAGCTAAGAAATTTAGCGGAGGATATTCAGTAGAAGATGCCGATGGATCGTCATCACCTCACGTGCTAGTTAGTGGAACTCCAAATGCAGAGGATAATGTAAGCTATTTAAACAGCAACCCTGATAGCAGCTCCTTCCCGCTTATACAAAGCAGCTCACTGGGTAACGCAACAGTAAAAATCAAATTTGATTCTGCACAGACTGGTGTGGCGAATATCAAATTCCGAGGTGGTGGATATGCTGCTGGATCTACTTATACACTTAAGGTGAATGGTACACAGCTCGGTGGGACTCAAACCACAGCTTCCGGTTGGACTGAAGTAGAATTTGCTTTAAGCGTAACAGATGTCACAGATATAGAAATAACAGGGAGCGATGGATTTGCAATTGGTCAATTAAAGTTAAACAGCGTCATGGTATCCGGTACACCTTCTTACGGAACCTTAGGTGTTCTTGGTAAAAACAGTTTCTACCTTAAATTCGAAGGTGATCCTGAGGGCTTTGTGTGGAGCGACGGGATGGCCCATAACAGCTCCGGTTGGTCTAGCAGCCAAGGCCCAGAGAAAGCCTTCAATGGCGTGGCTGGCGCCAGTACAGACATGGCTAATTGCAGTAGTGCTGGCGGAAATATTACTTGGACTTTCCCAGCTGGTAGCAACTTAAGTGGTTCAGTTCGTGTCTGGGTTGGAAACGCTGGAGCTAGGGTCTTTTCCAATGCTGGCGGTGGCACTCAAGTAGGAACTAACGAAGGTTCAGGCGGAAGCTGGGTCACCTGCTCTGGTGACATCTCTGATTACAACGGGGCGATAATGATCACCCCTTCATCAGACGCGCCATCGCTGGCGGCCATTGAAATTAATGGCGAGATACTGGTGGATGCTCAGAAAGATGTAGGTAGTGACGCAAGCGGTAATAACAACCATTTCGAAACTTATAATTTCACAGAGCCGTTGGAGGCATGGACACCTGGTTGCTGGTATTACAGCAGCACGCTGTACACGCAGAAGACTGATATCCAGGCTAATGCATATAAATTTGAAAATGGTGCTGGCGGAACGATCCCATCAGGTAATTACATATACTTCATTCCAAGTGGAGAGGAGACGGAAGGTGCGCATGCCGGCTCAGAGGTGTTCAATGGTAGTTACGACTTAAATAGTACCTATACATGGTGGCGCCATAATGGTGCTTCCTGGATGCACACTTCAGGTGCTGGTGGCTACGGCAACACGGACACCCCGCACGTATGGGGATGGAATGCCGATGGAACAAACTATATGCTGCAGCCTACTGATAACTTCTATTTACTAAGTAATAACGGTACGAGTTCGCCAGGACAGAACTTTGGCACGGTTCCAAGCGTCAATACTGTCGCTGGTGATCAAAACACTGTTGACGTTTCAATCGATTCACCAACTAGCTTTGATGATGGTGGCAATGGTACGGGCAACTACTGCACGTTAAATTCGCTGGATACATCCTTAGGGGATGCTGTCAACAATGGGAACCTAAATACTGGCGCAGCTGGCTTCTCCGGTTGGGAACTAGTCAGAGGAACATTCGGAGTAAGTTCTGGCAAATGGTACTGGGAAGGCACTAAAGGCGGGACAACTGTCAATTCTAGTAATGGTTATCAATTCGGCTTAATGCTGACATCTCTGCCAATAGCCAACGGACCTTATCAGACTGGTTGCTACTCTGTCCAAGGTCCTAATTTCTATCGAAAACCAGCTTCTGATGTAATGGACCTGGTCAATGACGAATACAAGACCCATGCATTTGCTGTAGATCTAGATGCTGGGACTATTCAATTTTATTCAGACGGGGTGCTTCGGCATACAGAGACAGGTATCCCTGAAGGGACGTATGCACCATTTGGCGGTAGTTATGGCGGCCCAGATGTAACATTTAATTTTGGAGCTCGCCCCTTCAAGTTTGCTCCCCCTGATGGCTATAAAGCACTGAATGCTTTCAACCTATCTGATCCGACGATTACTGATCCAAGTAAACATTTTGACGTAAAGTTATATACAGGCACTGGGGCGGATCTTACAATTGGTGGCAATGTTTACAGTGGGGAACCTTCAGTAACAGGTGGAACTCTTACGAACGCAGCTGATGCTTTCAATGGTAGTAGTTCAAACTGGGCTACAATAACTTCAACTGATACATCAACTGCTTGTCATGTTGATTTTACGCTACCTACACCTTTAACTGGAGTAACGCAGATAGAAATGGCTTTTGATAGTCCTTCAGGATCTGGTGATACCAGAGGACGCTATAACGGTGCAAATGCAGGAG